CCGCTGGTAATCCGAAATACAAGATTAATCTGACCCTGCCACAGGGGGATCAAGGAGATCCCGGGAATGACGGCATGGATGGGAAAACTCCTGTGCTGGAGATCGGCAGTACGGTCACCGGCGATCCGGGCACGCAGGCATCCGCTACGCTGACGGCCAACGGAACAACGGCGGAGGGCAATCCGAAGTATGTATTGTCACTGACCATCCCGCGTGGCGACAAAGGCTTGCCGGGGGAAGGGTCGGGCAATGTATCCGCATCCGGAACCGGACTGGTGGCAGGAAAGCAGTACCTGTTTGTGCCATCATCCAACGGCAGTACGGAAGGTACCTTTGTAGAATATACCGAACCGGAGATACCGGAACAAGTACAGCCGGACTGGAACGCTACCAGCGGGAAAGGTGCCATCCTGAATAAGCCGACGATCCCGACAAAGGTAAGCCAGCTGACGAACGACAGTAACTACGCAAGCAAGACGTATGTAGACGAGGAAATCGGCAAGATTCCCACTCCGGACGTATCCGCGCAGATTGAAACGCATAATGCATCGGAAACGGCACATCCGTACATCCGTAATCTGATTACAAGTTACCTTTCGACGGCTAAAGGGTATACCGACGAAAAGATAGCCGCCCTTATCGGAACGGCACCGGAAATACTTGACACTCTCGGAGAGCTTGCTGACGCTATTGTAAACAATCAGGAGGCGGTTGCGGCTATCAATGACGCCATCGCGCAGAAGCTTGGAAAGACGGAGGCGCAAAGCCTGTATGTTGCCCTGCAAGGCTACATAGCTTATTCGCAGGAGGAAAAGACCAAACTGGCCGGGATTCAGGCGGGTGCGAATTATTTCCCGGATGCTCCTTCGGATGACAAGCAGTATGGCCGCAAAAACGGGCAGTGGGCGCAGATTGAAGCATCCTCCTCGGGCACAGATTTTTATGACGCAACCTGGCTTTTCAATATAATGGAAGACGGTACATGTACGCAGGAGCAATACAACGGCTTGTCGGCTGCCATATCACAAGGCACTGTGAACCAGCCTACGAAATTAAGCGTGTACTTCTACGACGATAATAAAACAATAATTCGAGCAGAGTACTTTGGTTTCAACGTAGGGAATAAAATATTGTACGGTTATTCGTGGACGATCTCTCCTGATTTATCAGTCACTGTACTAGACAGTATAGTTAACTTGACGGCAATAAGCCCTGTTGCTGAGTATCCAGTTGCTAATTCCGATGGAAGTGTGAATGTTAATCTGTTTTATGGTACGTTCTTTATTGTAACAGGTGCTACACGTATAGTTGTAAATGATATTAATCTTAGACCGGGGCAAGAAGGCAGTTTTCAGTTTACATGCGGCAGTACTGCTGCCACTCTTTCCATGCCTTCTTATATCAAATGGATCAACGAACCGGTGATAGAGGCGAACAAGACCTATCAGGTTTCAATACTTAACGATATAGCGGTGATAGGAGGTGTGGAATGAGTTCTCAGAGAAGACTGATGATAGCCGCAGCGGCTAAGGGTAAAAGCCAACTTGATTTTAACGGGACAGACCAGTATCTGGACACCGGAATCAAACTCTGGACAGGTGATCCCTTTACCCTGATGCTGGTGTTCACATCACGGGCAGTGGACAAAGGGATTAATCAGACTATATTCACCACCCGCGATTATGGGAGTAGTTATGGTGTCACCTTCTCTCAGCTTACAGGAACGTTGTTTGACCGATGTAGTATGATTGGAAAAAGCGGTTATGCCCCCACCGGAGTTTTCACTGACAGTGTACATGGTGTTAAAAGAGGAATAGTCCTGATCTTTACTGGTTCCCGGTTAACGTATAGCAAGATTGTTACTAATTCTGATGCGACATCTGCGGTGAGTTCCTCGAGCATCTCGCTGCCTTCCTCTGCAACCAGCGAGACTGTATTGCTTGGAGCAAACAGGATAGCTTCCGGGATAGGAGAGTACTGGAATGGCATCATGCATGCGATGCACTTTGAGTACAGGGTGTTAACTACAACTGAAAGACAGAATTTCTTTAAATCACAAGGATTATGAAACAGTATTATAAAGTTGAAAATGGAGAGAAGGTATTCGCCGGACGGCGAATCATTATAGGCGACATGCAGGTGATCAATCCTACGCATGAGCAGTATATCGAGGCGGGGTACTTGGAATATGTCGCTCCCGAACCGACACAGGAGGAACTGCTGGAGAAAGCGGTTGTGTCCAAGATTGACCGGATCAATGATTACGATACGTCCGATGCGGTCAATTCCTTTGTGCTTGAAGGCAATCCGATGTGGCTTGACAAGTCTACCCGTGTAGGACTGATGAACTCGATCGGTATTGAGAAAGACGCCGGCAGGGAAACGACCACGCTCTGGTTTTCCGGTATGCGGTTTACGATTCCTGTCGCCTCCGCTATCGGCATGCTGAACGCACTCGAACTGTACGCCCTTGAATGCTATAACGCGACACAGGCCCATATAGCAGCCGTCAGTGCGTTACAGACGGTGGAAGAGGTTGAAGCATACGACTACACAGTCGGTTACCCTGAGAAATTAGTGTTTAACTTATAATTTAAAGGTTATGGTTTTATTGATTATTACTTCGTTGTTATTGCTTGTCGCATACATGGCTTATTCGCTGAGAGTAATAAAAGTCATTCCGTGGTCAGTCTCCGACACTTACTACCAGCTTGAAAAAAGGGGAAGAAAGAAATGGCTGTTCCAGCTTGCAATGATTGCCCCGGCAATGCTTTTGCTCCCTGCGTGGCTTGAATGTTCGAGTGCAAATATTCAGTTCCTTGCCTTCCTGTCATGTGGAGGGCTGGTATTTGTAGGCGCCGCTCCCTGCTTTAAATTGAAGCCGGAAGGGAGAATACATTACGCGGCTACGGTCATATGCGGTGTTTCCTCGGTCCTGTGGTCCTGTCTCTCCGGGATGTGGTATATTCCTACGGCTGCGATGCTGGTTGCTGTAGGGCTGGGAATCAAATATCAGAAGTGGATGTTCTTCCTGGAGTGCGCGGCGTTTGTGTCTGCATACGCTTCCATACTGATAGCTTAAATCCGCCCTGCCCTCACGGGTAAGACGGATGAAACACAAACAAAACAAATAGAAGACACCAGTCTTCCTACACACCATGCAAAAATAACAATAAAAAATGAGATATAAATCATATGGAGGAAATAATGAAGCAATTTTGGACTTGGCTGTTGGCTTTAATACTAGCTGCTTTTCAGCCCTTATCAGTAGCCATTTTTGTACTGATTGCAGTGTGGACACTCAATATAATAATGGGCATTAGTGCAGATAAAAACGATAAGGAAGACTTCCAGTTAAAGAAGGCACTTGCAGCTGCCGGGCAGTTGGGGCTGATATTCGCGGTATTGTTTATCATTTCTTTGGCGACAACCGGATACAACGAGAAAGATATTGCCTTTACGATAGCCAAATGGGCTACATGGGTAGTCAGCTGGTTTTATGTGACGAATATATTCAGAAATGCCAAGTTGATATGGCCAAGCAGCAAGGTTATAGCATTTATCTATTCGTTTCTGACAACGGAAGTATTTGTATATATTAAGGATTATTTTAAAATAAGAGGAGGAAAATAAAATGGCAGATGTAACTAAGTTGGTACCGTTTATTTTGAAGTGGGAAGGCGGTTTCGTTAATGATCCGGATGACCTGGGAGGTGCTACTAATATGGGAGTAACAATCGCTACCTATGAGGCATATTGTAGAAAGAAAGGATATCCTAAACCTACGATAGAACGGCTGAAAGCTCTTACTAAAGAGGAATGGACTGAAATCATGAAAACGATGTACTGGGACCGATGGAAAGCAGATGATATTAACTCTCAGTCGGTCGCTAATATTCTAGTAGACTGGGTATGGGCATCCGGTGTTCATGGCATCAAGATCCCGCAGGAATTGGTTGGTGTAACACCTGACGGAATTGTCGGACCGAAAACCATAGCGGCAGTTAATTCGAAGAATCCGCGTGAGTTATTTGATCGGATCAAAATTGCCCGCTTCGATTTTATAGAAGAAATCTGTCGGAGGCGTCCCGCGAACAACAAGTTCAAGCGAGGGTGGTTGAACAGAATTAATGATCTGAGGTTTGAGTCGTGAAATATCTCCCTTGGGTATTAGTTTGCCTGCTTGTAAGCGTGGCCGTGTGGGTGCGATGTAATCCGCACGATCCTTCAACTGTCTACGTGAAAAGCGATACGATAAGAGTGAGGGACACTATAATTGATATAGTGCTTATGCCGGTAAAGGAGACCTTGACGCGTATCGATACGGTGTATCTGCCGATTATAGTAGATACCACTACCGACAGAACCGTAGAAGGCGACTCGATTCCGGTACTTATCCCGATCACAAGCAAGGAGTATAAGACCGATAATTACCGGGCAATAGTTAGCGGCTATAAGCCCAGCCTTGATTTCATGGAAGTCTACGGAGAAAAGGAAATCATCACTCTAAAACCAAAGCAAAAACGCTGGGGTCTTGGCCTGCAATTTGGATACGGCTATCCCGGTGGATTGTATGTCGGTGGTGGAGTAAGTTATAATTTATTTATGTGGTAAAAATGGCTAAATTTATTAAGTGTGAAGATCATGATTGGCAAGGAGTGTATCTTTTTCGATGTCCAGGATGCGGTTGTGCCCATTATGTAAATACTATTAAAGGGGAAATGGGAAACCCATGCTGGCAGTTTAATGGGAATGTAGACCGCCCAACAGTATCTCCTTCAATTCTTGTTAGGCATCCTGTTGGTGATAAAATGAATATTTGCCATTCATTTGTACGTAACGGAAAGATTGAGTTTCTTTCTGATTGCACACATGGATTAGCAGGTAAAACTGTAGAGTTAGAAGATTTTTTTAATACAGAAAGGAGGCTAAAATGATACATTGATCATTTATCAAATCGAGGAACATCTCGAAATGATTATTAAGCACTAAGTTTCCGGTAAAGTATAAGGCCGGTTATCACAACAAATGTAACTCTTTTGGGGGATAGAGTAAAAAAGAACCCCCAACACTGAAAGTTGACGCCAATCGAACTTTTTAGCATACCAAAAGCATACATAGGTAGTGTCGGGGGTATAATATCCTTAACATTCCTATATATGCTTTTGTTTATTTGGTACTAAGTACGATTGGCAAAGGCAAAAGTACAACAAAAAATTAAATTACTATGTGTAAGTCAGAGATTTTTGCCGAGATTCTAAATATTGTTGGAAAAGAAACTGAAGTTTCTACTGAATTGATCCTTTCATCAAGTAAAGTTACTGAAGTTGTTGACGCCCGTTCTATTGTAGTATTCTTCCTTACTGAATACGGGCTATATCCTGAACAAATAGCGACTTTGCTTCACAAGACATCCGCTAGTATCCGCTACCTTATATCTACTTTCGAAAGCCGTAAACTGGCAAACAAAATGATTGCAATATATCTGCAAAATATTCGCAAATCGCTTGAAAATGAGCTCTGATTTACGCAGTTGCTATTATATACTTTTGTGATGCGGTTAATATTGACCGTGTTATAATTGTATATTAATATGAGTGAAACAAAGACTTACGTTTTCCCGGAGTCAGGCGGGAACGGTGGTGGTAGTGGAATGATGGCTATGCTTGCTCCATTATTGCAACAGAAAGGTATTGATCCGAACTTGTTGGTTGCTATGCAAGGAAAGAACAACAGCGGATTTGGCGGAGATGGATCATGGTTCATGTGGATAATCTTCCTGTTCTTCCTGTTCCCATTGTTTGGACGTAATGGCTGGGGAAACAATGGAGATGGCGGAAATGGTGGCGGATTTGCCGGAGCCGGTATCCCTAACTTAATTAACAACGATGCAGGAAGGGAGTTGCTTATGAGTGCAATTCAGGGGAACGGACAGGCAATCAACAATCTGGCTACTAATTTGAACTGTTCAATCGGTCAGGTTCAGAATGCTATCAATGGGGTGATGTCACAGGTGCAACAGGTAGGAAATCAGGTTGGTCAAAGCTCAATGCAGATTATCAATGCTATCCAGCAGGGTAACTGTCAGATCGCTCAACAGATTGCTTCATGCTGCTGCGAAAACCGTCTGGCGATCTGTCAGCAAACGAACACATTGCAAAATGCCATTAACGGTGTTGCGACTGGTCAGGAAAGAGGCTTTGCTTCTGTTGCATATGAAACTCAACGTCAGACTTGTGATCTGCAAAATTCCATCAAGGATAGCACACAGCAGATTCTTGCCGGCCAGCGTGCGGCTGAAATGCGTGAAATGCAGAACAAGATTGACCACTTACGCGAAGAAAACAGTACCTTCAAGAGCTCTGCCATGACTTCACAGATTGTAGCCCAGGCTACTGCTCCTCTTGGTGTAGCTTTGAGTGATTTAAGCAGCCGTCTGGCTAAGATCGAATGCGCACAACCGCCTACATTCCCAATGCCTTATTGTCCGGCCAGCGGTAACTATGTTCCGGTAAACTATTCCGTTCCCGTAAACTTCGGTGTATCTACATTAGGAACTTGCGGTTGCTAAGAAAGGAGGTAATTATGTTATATCCTAACTTAATGTATCCTTATTGGCTTCCAAGTCCCTTTCTGATGAACCGTTCTGCAAGAGGAATCAGAAGAGTTGATGTTAACGGCATCTACGAACTTTCAACAAATGCTGTTCAGTTGACAGATGCAAGTGTAGATTATGGTATTAATCCGCACTGCTACAATGAACTTCCGTGTGAAAGCATAATCCTATTGAAGGTTCATGCAGATGTTCCGGCAGGTGGAGAAGCCTTGCCTATAAATGTTATAACTCCCAACTTAGGGCAGTCAACATTGGCAGTTGCCGGCACTACTACAGGTACTTCAAAGGTCCCTGTTGTAGACAGTAACAACAATCCGGTTACAGGAACAGATGTTACAGGTACTACGGAACGTCTGGCTTATCTGAATAAGCGTACTGGCGTTATACGTTTTCTAGAATTTACGGCTTCAACTCCGGCAGCAGCCAGTAATGGTGAACCGGCATCGGCAAGTGTAAATGCTGTAAAGGCAAAGTAAAATCTGGAGTGGGAGTAATCCCGCTCCTCAAAGAATTAATAAATTATGTTTCAAAGTCTAAGACAGTCTAATATTTTTTATATCCTTCAAAAGGGTGAAAATCCAGAGTTGAAGGTAGGGCAAGTTGTCTCAGTAAGTAACCCTCAACCTAAATACGGACAGTATGTGCCGGGACAAAATTATGCACAGAACATGGAAACCGTTGTCGACGTGTCGGTTAAAGTCGGAGAGGAGACTATTGACTTCAAGCAGCTTCCGGCAAACCTTTCTATCGCTAATTTCGGGATGAACGGGGTTGTGGTATCGGAAAGCAGGGAAGCTATGAATGCCGAAGTGGAATCTATGCTAAGAACAAGCCGTCAGGTGATAGAGAGTGTTCCTTTTCACGAAAAGGTCATTTCCTCCTGTGATGTCATGCTAAGGGAGTTGAATCCACAGCTGGCGAAAGAAAAAGAACAGGAAGAGAAAATAGGTGTCCTTGAGCAGAAGGTATCCGGAGTTGAAAGTACCCTTACCGATATAAAGGATATGCTTGCCAAGGCTTTGAACAGTGGTAGTAACAATCCTAAAAGTAAATAATTATGCAGATAGTTGAAATCACAGAAAGTAAGGTCGAGAAAATGTCCGACTACGCTGAAAAGATGCTTAAATACGGTGGTAAGCTGATGCAATGCATCGAAGAATTATCCGGTGGTGAAAGCATGGGAAGACGTGAACGTTATTATGACGATGACGACGACCGCTATGACGAGATGGGCGAACGTGGTGATTATGGTGGCGGTTCCGGTCGTGGCGTCTATGGTGAAAGACGTGGCGTACGTGGTACAGGACGCTATTCCCGTTATCGTTAATGTTTAATTAGGGAGTGGATCATTTCTGCTCCCTATAACTTTATTGAATCATGAGAAGAGAACCTTTGGATATAAGAGATAGAAGACCGGAAGAGATGGAAGCTTACTTGTCTAACTTCGGTTGGCATTTCAATAAGAAAATGTGCGAGTTTGCAGTGTCGCTCATGAAAAAGCTTAATCCTTCTACCGGTAAAAAAGAGCGGATTGAACCGATATCGAAAGAAAAAGTAGATGAGTTGCTTACCCGCTATGGCATAAAGCTTGAAAATAATGCGCTATATGATTATGTTTATGTAGCCAACATGGGTAAGGCGGATTATCTGAAGTCATCTATTCCCGACGAAGCGCATTTGGCTCTTTATATAAAGGATACAATTGATGATCCCGATGCTCCTGACGGGACAACAATGAGAAGATGGTATGCAACGATGATTGCTGCCGGAGAACCTGTTGAATGGGACGAAATGCTTTGATGAATGATACGACAACGGTTCGCATTACCCAAGTATGGATGGAGCTGCATGGTATATTATGCAGTAGATACATATTATACAGAAGAAATACTCGATAATATGCATTCCATCGGCTGCGACGGTGATATGCTTCGTACTGCGTATAAGAATATTAGCTCCGGCAATTTGAATACCGGAGTTACTTACTCTAATTTCGGAACGAAAGAAACGGTAATGGTCATTGCTCTCACTTCCTCGCCAAAAGAGTTTGCCAAGTCCTGGCGACATGAATGCGGGCACATGGCTACTCATATTTGCCAGTCGTTCGGTATAGACCCGTACGGGGAGGAAATTCAGTATATCGGAGATGATATCATCGAAAAGACATGGGAGTATGCTAAGACATTGTTGTGTGAGTGTGATTGCTGTAAAAACAAGGTCAAACATTTAATACGCTAATCCATGAAGAATAAAGAAATTAAGAAAGCATTAAAGAGTGATACGCCTATCAACAGTATGTATGCTCTTATTCCAGGCAATAGGATGCAGGCTTTCAAAAAGTTTGCCTCCCGATTTGGATTTACTGAAGAACGAATAAAAACAGTGCTCGAAAATGAGAAACGATAAGCTGGACATATTGCTTGAACAGGCCGACGACCGGTATCACTCGGATTTCTGCCGGCTCCTGCTGGTGATGCTATGGAACGCCTAGAAAGGTGGTTGTATTGGCTGATTCCCTTTGTGATTATTGCAAAGGTTGTATCTCTATGTTTGTCCCTGGTTATGTAACCGGGGATTTTTTGTTAAAAGATTCCGTAATAGTTAAAGTTTGACCTCTTAAAGACAAATTTCAATTGTATTTTTGCAGTATTGGTTGATTATTTGTTTATTTGCAGAACAAATTCGCTATAAATTCTGTTTTTAATATAACAGAAGGAGGTAATATATATGAAAAAGTTTATAAAAGAAATCACTAAATCTATGCAAGGTTCCTTACTCCCTAAAAGAGTAAGCGAGGAGCAGATTGTAAAAGAAATCAACGATTCCTTGAAAAAACTTGATTATTATGGTACAGACCATGATAAGAAGAATATGAAAGAAGATGTATCTTCTTTTAATAGAGACTTTAATAAAGCAACTAGAGAAGCTAAAATTAAATTTGAACCTGCGCTATAATGGCAAAGAAGGCGGCCGAATAAGCCGCCTTTTTCTTATCCCTTCATTAACATAATATCTGCCTTCATTTCTATGTATTCCTTGTACTTCTCTGGATTATTGGTATAGTCTATCACCCTATTTATGGCTATTTCTGCCTGCTTAAATCTTGTTTTAGCGTAGTACCTGACAATGCCTCTGCCTTTATCCGAATGAGCAAGGCAGTAGTCTATCACATTATCTGGTATTCCTAAATCAAATGCATATTGAGCAAATGACTTCCTGGCAGAATAAAATACAACTTTTTCCTTTATTCCTAGCTCCTTTGCAAGTTCAGAAAGAGACCTGCATATGTATCTTGAAAAATTGTGATAAGAAAATTTATATCCAAAATCCAATTTCTTTGTTTTGCTGTTTATCCATCTGTCTATTATTTCTTTTGCTGGATTAGTAATAGGAAGTAGACAATGTTGTTCTGTTTCAGTTTTAAGTTTCGTTTTAATTCTTACATAATCTACTTTATCGTTAGCAAAACGAGTATTCATTATATCTATTAAGTTCATTCCACCGAGATAAAAAGAAAGCATAAAAACATCTCTTGCTACAATATACTTTTTTTCTTTGGGATTGCTAGTCCTTATCATATTAAGACTCTCTAAGGATATATCTACTTCTTTAATTGGAGATTTAGGAATTTTCTTATAAGCAAACGGATGTATTTCATATCTCACAAAACCGGAGTTTATATTTCTATTGATCACCGCTTTTATCTGAGACATCATCATTCCTATGGTTGTATTCCCTATGTTTTTTTTCGTTTTCAAATATCTTGAGAATCCATCAATCATATTGGGTGTTATATCTGACATAGCTATTTCTCCTCTTGTAAATTCTGTGAAGTATCTGCAGCTTCTTTCAATTAATATTGCATAACTTTCCCTACCTTCAGAATTTAACTCATTTATAAATATGGAGCACGCTTTTTGATATGTAATGTTTTGTTTGTCCTTTGTTTCTAAGTCAGAAGCAAGCATATCTTTGATTTGTTTGCAAGAATAAAGAGACTGATGTTTTATTTCATCAAGTTTATTCTGCATATCATTCATCATGTTTCTTAGTTTGGAATTTATAATTGAAGCATCAGGACGTTTTGTTACCTGTCCATCCTTAAATTGCGAAAGGTTGTCGATTATAAAACGTGTTACAATATAACATGTTTCCTTCTTATGACATACAGCTATTCTTATTTTATGCCTTCCGTCCTTTAAAACTTTTGCTTTGAAGATTGTAAGTTTAATAGTTGCCATAATAGATTAAAATT